CTACCGTGGATTTTCCGATTGACTTTGCCGACCCGCGTCGTTCGGCAATTCGCGATACCGCAGCACCAGTCGCATCCGGTCGAGCCACGGCCCGCCGAACACGATGATTTCTGAGGGTTTCCCATACAGGTGGTGCAACAGGAACGGCCCGGCGCCGAAGTGCTGCGCATCCTCGCCAGGTAGTGATGGGTCGTCCGCCAGGTAGATCCCGGCGTGGTTCGGGTGCGCGGCGCGCCCCACTGACATTACGATCATGTCGCCGCGCTGCGGCCGATCAACCCGGACGAAGCCGGCCCCCTCGAACTGCTGTTCGTAGAGGCTTGGACCGTCTGCCCGCTCCCACCAGACACCGGCACGCTCGAAGTGCGGGAACTCGATGCCCCACTCCCTCTGGTACCAGTCGGCGCAGACCTGCCAGCAGTCCTGCACCCCATGCACGAACGCGCGCCCGAGCAGCGGCACCTGATCGACGGGCTCGATGGTACGCAGGTCGCCCTCCGGCCAGCTCAGGATGTGCCAAGTCAGGCCCGAGGCGTTGCACATCGCGACATCTGCGGCACTCGGTCGGCTGGTGGCATCGGGGTGGCTGTGCACCACGGCGACGATCTCTCCCTGATCCTCTGCCTCTGCATACGCCTCCGGTGCGATGCGGAACTCCTCGCCGGCGTCGGCAGCGGTGTTTTCGCAGGGAACGTATCGCTGGCTCCGGCCAGAACGGATGATCAGTCCGCAGCACTCGCGCGGATACTCTGCCGCAGCGTGCTTCTGCACGGCAGACAGGATGTGCTTGAGCATGGTCAGCTCCTGGCGATGATCGAGACGGCAGGGAAGCCGCCGAAGGGCAGTTGGTTGCCTTCACCGAAGCGCGGGATGCAACCGGTGCCCAGGCAGCCATCACACTCGTCCCGGGCTGGGTCATCGGTGGGGTTGCCGTCGATGTCGAAGTACGGGCCGGTGTAGCCGCAGTCGGGCCCGCGGTACCCGCCCGTCATCGCCCAGTGGCAAAGGGTGGTCATCTGCCGGCCGACCTGCTCGCCGCCAACGTCGCCTGGCGAGGCCAGTTCCCAAGCCACGTACTGGCCGTCCTCGTTGGTTTTCTGGTCCAAGTACCAGATTTCGACGATCTCCTGGGAGGGATCAGCGTCGGGATTGCCGCCAGGGAAGTTCGACGCGTCCAGATATTTCGCCAGCGTCGTCCGGATGGTGAGGCGGAACTGGAGCAGGTCCTCGAACGCCAGGCAGAGCGCCGCCGGCAGATCACCGCCGAGGGATGGACGCCGGAGCACGACGACGAGCACAGCCACGGCCAGATGGCCCGCGCCTCCGCCTGCTACGCCCTGGCCGGCTCCAGCGCTCCGAACGATGGAACCGCCGCCCTGCTGGTGTCGCTGGCATGGCCCTGGGATGAACAGTGGTGGAAGCCGAGCACCGCACGACGCGACCTGGTAAAGGCCTGCGCCCTGGCGCTGGCCGAGATCGAACGGCTAGACCGGGCAGCGGCGGACCAGGGAGAGCCGCACGATGCGTAGAGCACTGACCGCCCTCGGCATCATCGCCGCCCTCGGCCTGGCCATGGTAGGGCTGGTAGAGATATTCCCTATCATCCGCACGCTCGCAGCCTGGCAGGCGGGGTGCTTCGGATGAAGCAGAAACCAGGCATCGCCCTTCCCCGCTGGCTCCTGCGGACCACAACGATGCAGATGCACAGCGTCGACGTGGTACTGGTCATGGCCCTGGTGCTCCAGCACCACGGTACGGCCGACGCTGTTCGCCGCGCCGCCGGTCAGCTTCGCGACAGAGTATGTGCCGAGCACCGGCCCAAGATGACCGCACTCATGCGTATGCAAGATGACGCGGCGGCGCTGCAGGTGGCGCTCAACATCGTCCAGCGCGCCACCGGCGCCCTGGGCATCCTGGCGGGAAAGCCGTATCCGGCCAGACCTTCGCCCAGCGAAAGCCCACCGGATCAAGGGCACATGCCCGCCAAGGCTGGTCCCGTCACCGGTGAGCCAGTGCATCCTACCTGAAATCATCCATGCCCGCGGCCCAACGGAAAGGGCCGCCGCAATACGACCCAGCCTTCGGGCGAGGGAAAGAACTATGAGAAAAGAACTCATCAAGATCAGCGAATTCCAACGCCGGCGCTGGGGTGACAATGGGACCCCGATGTGTAGCCAGGCGATTCGCAACAAGATCCGGAACGGAGACATTCCAGGTGAGCAGATTGGGAAGCTCTGGTATGTCGACTGGACAGCATTCACCAGCCCGGCCCACGGTAACGATCTGGTGGCCATGGTCCTAAGAGGAGCCACGTAATGTCACCACGTCCCCGGAATAAGGCCAACAAGGGATTGCCCCAGAACCTTTACCTCGACGCCCGCCGAGGGACATACCGCTACAAGCGCCCCACGGACGGGAAGTGGTTCCCCTTCGGCCCCGACCGGGCTAAAGCGATCGACGCCGCCAAGCAACTAAACCTTGAGTTCATGCGCGGCGCCGACCTGGTGAACAAGGTACAAGGTGCCGGATCCGACCTCTTCGTCGCGTTTCTGGACAAATACGAACGAGAGATACTGCCGCCGCGGGAACTGGCAAAGGGGACCCTGGACCTCTACGCGGTTAGGTTTCGCCAATTCCGAGCGGCCTGGCCGACGCAGGCTGTTGACGAAATCACTATTCGCATGGTCGCCGAACTGCTCGACAGCCTGACTCCCCGAGCCGCTAACCAGGCGCGCGCTCTTCTGGTCGACATCTTCAACCACGCCGCCGCCAAGGGGCTCTGCCCAGACAACCCGGCGGCCAGCACCATCGCCAGGATCGAGAAGAAGCAGCGGAAGCGGCATACGGTGGAGGGGTTGCGAGCAATACGCGAGCAGGCCCCAGCCTGGCTGCAGAATGCGATTGACCTGGCACTCATCACCGCCCAGCGACGCACCGACATCCTGGCGATGCGTTTCGACGATGTTCGGGATGGTTTCCTATACGTTGTCCAGCAGAAGACGGCCAAGGCGAGCGATGCCGCCTGGATCCGTTTTCGCGTCACCGCAGAACTGCAGGCCGTCTTGGCGAGATGCCGCGACAACGTTCCCTCTCCTTTCCTGATCCACCGACGCCCTGAGCGGAAGCGACAGAAGCAGGCGGAACAGAAAGAGCACTGGACGAAGGTCGAGGAGCGCTACCTGACCCGTGCCTTCAAGGATGCTCGGGATGCGGCCGGCTGCTACTCGGGATGGTCAGAGGAGGAAATGCCGGGCTTTCATGAGATCAGGGCGCTGTCACTGCACTTGTACAAGAAAGCCGGAAAGGACGGTCAGAAGATCGCCGGGCACGCCAGCGAGGAAATGACGCGAAACTACCAGCGCGACCATGCCGATGTCGTCTGGTCAGAGGCTGTTCCGGATCTGGATATTACCGAATTCGCCGGATAG